ACGCAATGATGATGAGCGTGACGATGACAACCCAAAACCAAAATTCTTTCATAGAGTCAAATACAGTCCAATTATTTCTATCAGTCCGATCGTCACCGCTATTGCGTACACCAGCTTGGCTTTGTGTATTTCTTTGCGGTGTTCGTGTTGCCATGCGTTGTCTCTGTCTTTCTTGGCTTTGAGGTCACGGGCAAACTCTTGTTCTTCCAAAATCTGTTCATACATCGCGTTAAACCGAGAATACAAGTCTTGAAGTCCCAAATGCTCTGGCGTGTAAACCATTGCTTCACGCACTTGCGTAGACAACTGCTTCAGTTGCCACTCAATCTCAATCCTATCAATGGCGCTTGACGCCACCTTGTCCGTTGTGGCAGACTCTGTTTCTAACTCCCGACAATGCTGCTTCAAGGCACGAATGGCCTCAAAGTAGACCTTCATGTTCTCGCAAATTTCATGCACCGACTGTGCTTGGAACTCCTCATACGTCAGTTCTGGTTCTTTGACTTTACGCTTTGGCTTTGCTGCTTCTGTTGGAGTTCCAACGTCTGCAACAGGTTTCTCAGTCTTTCCGAATAAACCCCTGACCCATCCCCATAGACCAGTGACTTCTTTGTAAATTGCTTTAGCGTCTTTAACGCCACCCTCAACCGTCTTTTTAAACTTATCAAGATCAGCCTTCCCTTCCGATAGCATCTGACAGCCTGTGCGTATTGCCGCCACAGCCCCTTGCGCCATCATCAAAAGGCTTATGGGGTCAAGCACATTAGATGCCGATCAGTTTCTTAAAGAATTCAGCACCAACGCCAGGCCCAAGCAACACAACCGCCATCACTGCATATAGCAAGTATTCGATTTTGGTCATGCGCTTTTCGCCTTTATCAAGCGTCTCGTTTATCTTTTCGTAACGATGAGCGCAAACCGCTTCATGCGTAGTCAAACGAGCATCTGTCGCGTCAACTGTTGACATCTTTGTTCTCTTGAGGTGTTTGCTCTTGCGCTTGACCCTCAATCTTTTTCAGCAGAGGGTAGACGTTAGAACTTGTTGGCAGTTGTCCAAGAACTTGCAGGATGAAGTTCACTTCAGCAATCTCAAGATTCAAATTCATGCTTGACCCCAAGGCAGACCAGAAGCCTTAACAGGGTTACGCTGTGCTTCAATCTGAGCAGCCAATGAAGCCTCTACAGTTGCCTCACCTAGCTTGTCTTTGACCCATGCAATTACTTGTGCTTCAGTCAGAGATTCAAAAGGTGTTGCAGGAGTGCCAGCTTCAGAAACAATAGGCGTAAAGCCAATAGTGCCGTAGGTGGATGCAGTGTAAATAGCGTCTGTGCCATCTGGTTCAACTGCGCTTACGTTGTAATGAACAGTAGTAACGAAACCGTCAGAAGTGAGGCGATCCATTTGAGTGATTGACCAAGTGATGTTCATTTATTTCTCCGAAACAGGTTGGGTAGTGAGGAAACGAAGCACAACAATGCCAGCAGCGATTGCCATGCCAGCATACATTTGCAAAGCAGGGGTGAGGTTAAACACTTGCAAGTTACCTTGCAAGATTGACAGCAGTGCCAAAACAATAGCGTACCAAACTGTTTTGGACTTTAAGGCTTGGGCGATTTGATTCACGGTGTGTCCTTAGTTTATGGGTGGGTTGCTTTGTATTCTTCAAACTTAGCGTTGAGTTCTTGAATGGCTTTGACAAGATGGGCTACGATACCGCCCGTCATGCCTCCAGTTAGGCCTTTACGTTCTTCTTGCCCATCGTTAGCTATGTTTTCAATAATAAACTCAGGGAAAATTGGCTCCACCTCTTGCGCAACAAATCCAGCGGAAACGTGTGACCCGTCTGCAATCCAATCAAATTCAACAGGACGCAACGCGTTAATTTTTGCAAGCGAACCAGTAATATCCTGAATGTTTTGCTTTTCACGCACATCAGAAAGAGTTGCAAACTGTACGTTGCTTGCGCCGTTTCCAACAATGCCGCCCATTGGAGTCCCAGAGCCGTTTGCATAGAATTGAACAAACCGCGCAGAAGATGAAGTTGTGGTTGAGGCTTTCAACAACGAAAGACACGGCGCATTATCCGAAGATGAGGATGCGCTGTTATAAACAAAAGCAACACCTGAACCGCCAGTTGTGTTACTAGAAGAAAAACCGCTACCCACACTTCCGTTAATAGAGTTGCTCGTAGTCCCCACCAACAAATTCCCACTAGCATCAAGCGTCATAGCCTGAGTAAAGCTAATAGCGTTACCTGCTGTGCCGGAGGGGGCGGTATACCAAGCGTGAATGCCACTTGATTGTTCGTACCTACTTGCCGCACCAGTACCAGCGTAACGATAATTGCCGTTGTAGTACATATTCGCTGACATGCGAATATCAGTCACACCGCTTGACCAAAGCGCACTGCCAGCGCTTGCGACTTCAAACACTTTAAACCCACTCCAAGCACTAGGAGTAACTCCCAAGCCTAGGTTGCCTGAGGAGTCGAGGCGCATACGTTCTGTTGGCGTTTGCGTTGCGCCAGAAGGGTTCGTCCAGAAAGTAAGGTTCGTCTCGTAGTTGTTTGAGCTGTTCGTGCGGTAAGCGCGGATCGCAGAAGTCCCATTATCAGAACCGATGCGAAACGTCAGGCCAGAGTATCGAGTGTCTCCACCGGTGTCCGAGTAGTTGTGCAGAATGGCAACGGTGTTGTCGCTTCCACCTGCAATGTTCGCCCTCACATCCAACTTAACAGCAGGCGAACTCGTCCCAATACCCAGACCTGTGCTGGTTAGGCGCATTTGTTCGGCAGATGAAGCGCCAAAAACAGAATAGCCAGAAGGCAACAAAGACAGATTCGTCCCATCAAAAGTAAGCGCAGACCCAGTAGTCAGCACCTTAGAGCCGTTAAGATAGGCTACGCCGTTTGCTGTGCCGCCGTTAATCGACAGGGTTTGCGTTCCACCCAAGGCAACGCCAGTAGAGTTGATTGTGGTGCCATTCAAAGCGCCACCCACGACCAGTCCAAACGTCCCGCCAACTATGGCCGATGTGGTTGTCAGTATGGTGGTCGATAAATTTGAACCATCAAACGTCAGAGCAGAAGACGCCCCAAAAACCCCGTTGTTGTTGTACTGCACCTGCGTGTTCGAGCCAGCAACAACGCCAGTGCCACCGGTACCTGCCAGCACGCGAACCACGCCGCCGTTGTCCTTGTAGAACAATTTGCCGTCCGTGATGTTTAAAGCCAACTCGCCGTTGGCCAGGTTGCCAGCGGATGGCGCAGTCGAAGCGGTGGTGCTGTAGTACAGCTGAATAGGTGTGTAGCCTGCTTGTGACATGATTTTTCCTCTGAAAATTTAGAACGTGCCGCCGGAGATACCCGACCACACTGGTGTGCCTGCGCCCGCCGACGTGAGCACCTGCCCCGCCGTGCCTGCCGCTGTGAATCCGTATGCCGTGCCTGTCCCGTAGGGAACAGCGCCCGCCACAGGCGCTGCGGTCCCGTTTGTGCCGCCGCTGGCAATTGCCAGGACGCCTGTGATGATTGAGGCGGGAACGGCCAGCGGGGTTGTTTGTTTGACGTAAATCTTGCCGGTCGACGAGTTCACAAACGACACGACGCCAACCTGCACCGTGATGCCTGTTGGAGGAAGCGTGTTCATCAGCTGGCCTGCCGAATAAGGGCTGAGATACAGCACCTGGCCAACGGTGAATGTTCCGGTGTTTACGTTGTCAATGTTTCCTGTCGTTGTGACATAACCAAACGCGCCGTTTGCAATTGCACCATCTGCAAGGCCAATCACGGATGCGGTTGCTGCTGCATCTGCTTTGGCCAGCGCAACGTTGGGGTACGTTTGTCCGCTGGACACGCCGGTGATGTAGACCGGCGCACCATTTGCAATCGTGGCCCCCGTGTTGTTGATCACCTTAAGCTGAATATCGTGGCCAATGTGAACCACGGCGCTGCTTACATCGTTGTAGTACGCCAGTGCCTTGGCTGTGGAGTCGTACCACATCCGGCCCTCAACAAAGCTGGGTGCCGCAACACTTGTGTAGTCCAAGTATGTTCCGATCGTGTCGCCCGAGTGGGTGACGCCGGACTCTGTTCCACCCGTGATCGCCACGCTTGCTGCGTTTTGCACAGCCATGGTACCAAGCCCAAGGTTTGTGCAAGCCGTCGATGCGCTAGCCAAGTCGGACAGGTTGTTTGCCCGATACAAATACGTGGTGTCTGCGCCCGTGGCTGTCACGCCAAGATTCGTGCGTGCCCCAGCCGCATCCGTGGCTCCGGTACCGCCGTTGGCCAAAACCAAGGTGCCAGCCAGCGTCACAGCGCCCGTGGTGGCCGTGGCAGGCGTCAGGCCTGTGGTGCCGCCATTCCAGCTCAAAACGCCCGTGTTGGCGATCGTGACCGCCGTGCTGCCGTTGTAGGACGTGCCCGAAAGGCCGGTACCGATTGTCAGAGCCTGCGAGGCCGTGGCCGTCACCGTGATTGAGCCACCCAGCGACACCGACGAGCCGTTGATGGTGATCGACGAGAAACTCAAAGCCGAGTTAGGGATATTACTTAGTGCGTTGAGCGACGCGTCGATGGTCTTGTTTGTGAGCGCCTGAGTGCCGGTCAGCGTCACGCCGTCGGTGATGCCGTAGCCTGCAAGCGTGGTTGGCGTTGCGGTCACATTGGCCCAAGCTGGCGTCACTGCCGTCGAGCTGGCGCTGGTCACCACGCCCTTGTTGTTCACCACCAGCACGGGCACCAAGGCGCCAGAGCCATAAGTCGCAGCAGCAACGCCCGACGCGGGCAAGTCGGCGTTTTCCATGGCGCGGAAAGTTGGGTCCGCAGCAGACCCAGAGCTCGGCCCTGCAAAAACGGTGTTGGCGAGCTGCGGAGAAACTACGAGCGCAGACCCCCATGTTGGCGCGCCGGTACCGCCGGAAACCAAAACCTGCCCGCTTGCGCCTGCGGTGCCCACATACAAACCGTCGGCGCCGGACCAAACGACAGCGCCAGGCTGCATCGTCAGGCTGCGTGCAGTGCCTCCGCTTTGCAGCCCCAAAATATTGTCCACCTGAGCGTCGTCCGCCAGGTCCACAGCCGGGTGGCGGTGGTCCGAGCGCGAAAGCGTCAGCGCCGTGCCTGCGGAGCCCGAGCCGGTACCGGTCAGCGGCGTGCCGCCGTAATTCACAGCAAGCGTCACATTCGACGAAAGCGCACCGCCGCCCGTGAGGCCGTTTCCAGCGATCACCTCGCGGCTGGTGGGCACGTAGCCGGAAATCGACAAAGGCACGCTTGTGGCCGCCATTACGCGGCCCGTTGCGTCCACGGTGAACTGCGGCACATTTGAGCTGTCGCCATAGACACCAGGCGTCACGCCCGAGGTGGCCAACTGCGTGGTACCGATGCCGCCAGGAGCAACCGACAGGGTAACGTTTGAGGACAGCGCGCCGCCGCCTGTAAGCCCCGTGCCAGCAATCACTTGGCGGCTCAATGGCACGCCGGACACCTGAAGCAGGTCGCCAGCGCGGAATTTGTAAGTCACGCCCTGATAAACGCCGACCAGCAAAACGTCCTCAGACGTGGTGGCCGAGACGGGGAGCTGCGTGATGCTGACGGGTATGAGGTTTGAGGGTACGGTTGCCATTTTCAATCCACAACAAAAAGGAACCGTTGTCCATCTTCGGACACGATAAATTGAGTGCCATCCTGCGTGATCAAACCGGAAGGGCTTGTCGTCACCGGCACATCGGGGCGCACAAAGGGCAGCACGATCTGGTCTTCTTCACGGGGAGCCAAACGGTAAGGATCGTAGTCGTCCGAGTCCTCGTTGCAGACCATCAGCGCTGGGTAGTTGGGGTCTGGATTGAGCTCGGCCAGCCGGAATTTGCGCGAGCAGCGCGCGCAAATGCCAATCCCGTAGGTTGGCTCGCCGGTGGGGTCAATAAAGCGCGGCATGTCTTACACCAGATCCCGATGTTTGCAATGGTCGAAATGCCAGCGAACCATGACGTTTTTTGAACCTTGCTTACCGCAATAAGGACATTCTATTTTTTCTCGCTTGATCCCAGTGATTGCTTTTGTGATTCTTGCCCTGATTTCTGGCGTGACCCCGTTGATGACTTGATTTCTCAAAAGCTCAACACGCTCTGGGTTCAAGAGCCGCTTATGGGATTCTGACATTTTTTTCTTAGTCTCTAAAGACGCCTTTTTGCCAACTGCGTGAAGACCAAGTTTCGCCACAACATCGGGGCGAGACATTGCTGCCTTTGTTGCCATGGAGATTTTGTTTTTTGCGTCAACCGTTGCGTGACGCTGGTGGCCCTTGACCTTGTTTTTTGACTCATCACTCCACTTAAGCCCAGACGCCCCTTCGCCACCATTGGTCTTGTTGACAAGATTAAAACCCATGTCACGGAAACATGCGATCAGGAATTTTTCGTGCTCAAACGCTTCTGACTCGGTTGACCATTTTGCAAGAACCTCAACTTTAAAACCGTGCTTAAAGCAAGTGTTTTTCCAGTGCTTGTTTCTGTTTTGCAGGGACCAAGCGCGGCGGCCCAACCCCTTGCCGATATAAAACGGCACGTTATCACTGGCGCGTCGGTGAAGATATGTGTAGTGCGTCATTTAGTATACACACCTATCCCTGGATTTATAAATGTCGGAGAACCGTCGTTGTCACCGTCCCATGCTGCCTGACGAGCCACAAACCATTTTTGATCAAGAACCTGCACCAAGGCGGTGTCCACCTGTGGTGTCTCAGCGCCGACGCGCGAAGCCAAGCCCGCAATGATGGCCTCAAGCCAGCGCTGAGGAACCTCGACGTCTTGCTGCAAGTTTTCCGTGTCCATGATGTGGCGATGGCGCCAGACGATCAGCTGCTGGTGCTCAGCCGCCAGATTGGGCGATGGCCACAAGTTCATCACAGGCGTGGGCAAGTCGCGCTGGAACCAGTAGGTCAGCGGACGGCCTAAAAATACTTTGTTGCTTTGCGCAACGTAGGTGTCGCGGTTTAACTGCCCCATCGGAATTTCCTGCGGCAGCGTGCCGAGGTAAACCTCTTCGATCAACATCGGGGCTGTGCTTGTGATTCGGAAAAACTCACGCGCGCGCGCTGGGACAATGTCCGTCCAAGTCCACTCGCCAGATGACGCCGTGGTCGTTTGCGTGCCAACCGTGCCCCAAACGATGCCGTCTGGCGATGTTTGAAACGTCAAATCAACAGCCGCGCCGAGCCATTTAACACCGACCGTGTTCACGGTACCAACGCCGCCGTCTTGGTCTGTGAAGTCCACCGTGTAGCTGGTAGGCAGCGACACCGTGGCTCCGGTCAGCTCTTGCAGTGTTCGCAAGTTGGCGTTGAGCACCTCCACGGTGCCGCGCGCCAAAGTAACAACGGGCTGGCCCTCGTAGAACGGGTAAATCTCGCGCTCAATACACCAGCTAGGGGTTTTGGTGTTTGCCAGCTCACTGAGCAGCAGGTACAGCGCTTCAAGCGCGTAGGACTGCATTTCCGCCGTGATGGCCTGAGCGGGCAAGCGGCAACGACGAAAGGCGGTATCGACCACCTTAAGCGCGTTGAATGTCGTGTTACTGATGCTGCCGGAAAAGGCCATGCTAACTCCGTGTTGGGTCGTCAGATGGCCGCCGTTTCAGCGTGCCCTTGGGGGTTGCGAAATTATAGGCCAACAGGCCCAAAACGATCAATCAGCACTTTCCGGCTTTGCCGCCGTATGCCATCTTTGATACCTTGCCGCCGGACTTCATGGCCAGCATGGGCTCGCGAGACGCAACGGGCACAGAGCGGCGTGCGGGAGCTTCAACCTTGCGGCTGGCCATCATGGCCTCACGGCGCATGGTTGGCGTTTCCGCCATCTCGCGCTTGTCCATCGCCTCAACGCGTGCCACCTTGCCGCCCTTGGCCAGCTTGGTCAGAGGCTCACCCTTGTGTAGCGCCTTTTCGTGCTTGTGCACAGCCTTGGCCATAGACTTCTTGTCCATCGCCGCGTCGTCATGCACCGCGCCACCCTTGGCCAGCTTCAGCGTTGGCAGGTTGGGTGCGACAGGCTTTGAGCCTTTGATGCCAGGATTCTTGTTTCCAGAAATGCCGAGCTTGCTTTTGTCGGCAAGCATCGCGTTGCCTTTAAAGCCGGGGCTTTGAACCTTGCCGCCCTTGGCGTAGCCGGTGTCGCAAGAGCCGCCCTTGGCGTACTTCACTGCGCCGCCATCGGATTTTTTGGTACCGAAGTCGAACTCTTTAACGTATGTGCAGCCCATGATGTGCCCCTTTATTCTCGGTCTGAATGACCTTTTAAATTGTCGATCTTGCGCTCAATTCGGTCAAACCGGTCGAGCAGTTGTTGCATGTCCGCCCTGAACTCGGAGCGGGTAATGTGATCTCGAGCCACCTCTTCACGGGTTCGGTTGAGCAAAATACTCAACCGATCCAGCTCGTCGAACTTGCTCTTAAGTAGAAACCCCATGACCGCCACAATTGCGCTGAGGGCCACATTCCAAAGCATCATCTCCATGACGATCTACCTTTGCGCCCAGCGTTAAGCCGGAACGGCGTAAGTTTTGATGCCTTCAATGGTGATGGTGTACCGGTCGCCCGATGCTGCCCCCACGGTTGAAAAAAGCACGTCGCCTGTTTTGCCTGCGCCAGCGTTGTTTGGGAATCCACCAAACGAGCTGTAGTCCATCAAGTAAAACTGGTTCTCAGGAATGGTCTCGCACAGCAGGTCGGTCGTGGCATCCCAGAGGATATCCACAGACATGCCGAAAGTCTGAGCCCAGATCTTGTTGATCTTAATGCCGTTGCATGCGTTGCCCGATGCATTGGGCGACAAGGTGGACACGTCAATCTTGAGGGCACCAGTTTCTCCGGTGCCATCGCTGATGTTGGTGAACTTGCCGATGAACAGGCGCTCGCCGTCAAGAATTGTTTGTGAGGTTACTGCGTCAGCCATATTGCGCTCCTGTTGGAATGATGGAGCCGGGACCAGTCAAGGCCCCGGTTTTGAATTAGGCCGCAACAGCGCCGTTCAAAGCAACGATGGCCCAGCCAGCAGCGGTGTACACCAGCGTGGCAGACTCGCCAACACCAGTGAATGTGATGGTCGAGAAACCAATCTTGGTGGTAGGCGTCAGCACAGCGGAGCCGCCGTCCACAACGTGGCTGATGATTTTGATTTGACCCAAAGTACCGTTGGCCAAAGTGAGCGCCTGAGCTGAGCCGGTGCTCGTCAGGCTGGTGAGCATGTCGGTCACATTGACAGCGCCAGCGCCAGACAGCGCTTGGTTGCTGGCGAAAATGTCGCCGGTGATGTTGCCGGTGATGTTGCCGGTGACGTTGCCGGTGACGTTGCCGATAAATCCGTTGGCCGATATTACTGGCCCAGTGAACGAGGTATTCGCCATGATATTTCCTTACATGCAAGTTATGCGCAGCCGTCTGCATGTCGTCGGTCAGGGCTGACCGTCTGCTGCGCGAAAAAAGGTGCCCAATAAAGCCCCCGCGTTTTAGGCAGGGGCTTCGGTTGGCATCTTAGACGGGGCGAATGGACCGCCCCGCGTAAAACTTAGATACCAGCGGTACCGTAAACACCGCGTGGGTCAGTCCAGCCGAGAACGTAACGCTCTGTGGCCTTGTAACGCACGCTGTCGGTTTCAAAGTCGCCTTCCATGGATTTCTCCAAGCCGCGACGCATCAACAACTTCAAACCTTCGGGGGCGTCGGTCTGAACCCACCAAGCGGTGGTCGATGTGATACGCGACAAGTTTGCTTGGCCTTCAGCCAGCAAGCCCATCGATTTCACAGGGTTGATGTCGTTGTCAGCAGTGCCTGTGCGCAACACAGACTTCAGCAACACCTCAGCTTGGAACACGTTAGAAGGACCGGCGACGATCTTCTTAGGTGTCAAGCGGATGCGTTTGCCGTTGTTGTCCACAGCGTTGCGGATCTGAATCAAGATCTGCTCGAGGGACGTCTGCGACAAGGCAGCGGCGGTGGTCAGCTGGTTGCTGAATGTGCCGTTGACGATGGGGTGAGCCGTGGAAACCAAGGACACGCCGTCGCCACCTGTGTACGCGCCGTTGAAGGAACGGTTCAAGATGTTGGCGGCCAAAGTTTCTTTGGTCTCAATCAGCGACTGAGCCAAGTGCTTGGCGTAAGTCTGGCCGATACGGATGTGGTCGCCGTCTTCAACCAAAACTTTGGTCAAAGCGAAGGCCAAGCCGTACACCTTGTACAGGTAGCGCTGCAAGAACAGCACGCCGCCGGACTGGTACGTCACTGCCATGCCGTCGGGCAGCTCAGGAGCTGCGCCGAAGCCGTACAAGACGGGCTCTTCATGGTAGTTGCGTGGGATGCCTTTTTGCTCGCGGAAAACTTGTTTCCACTCGTCGGGACGTTGCTCATAAACGCCATCAAAAACTTCGTTCAGGATGGGCTCGACTACGGAACGGAAGTCCGTACTGCGCATTGGGGTTGCCATTTTTCAGCCCTCCTTAGATGCTGTTGACCGCTGCTTTGTAGGCGTGTTCGTTGATGCGAACAGTGGCCGTAACATAAGCGTCAGTCAGGGAGTCATTGATGTTGCCAGCAAAGCCAGTGATCTGGAATTGACCAGAGGTGGCTTGAATGGCGGTGAGGTAGGTGTTGCTCAGGCCCGTTTGGGTTGAGCCACCTGGCGATGCAACAGTCCAATCGCACTCTTCGCCGACAGCGGTTTGAACCGTGGTGCCTGCGGAGGGGTTGTTGTACTGGACGTCAAACAAAGTCTCAGGATCGTCAACGACCCAAGCAATGATGTTCGTCCCAGTTGCGCCACTTGGCCAGAAGGGGCTGATGGTGGGTTTGCCCAAGGCGTCGTCGTACTGGCAGCCAACAAAAATGCCCAACAGCGTGACGCCGTCGGTGGTGCCAGAACGGGTGCCGTCAGAGGTGCCCAGTTGAATAACGCCGTTGTCCGTCAACTTCACGGGGTCGCCCGAGAAGATGTTGGCAGCGTAGGTGCTTGCTACGGTGTAGGCTTTCGGACGCATTTGACCACTGTTGTGGTACGAGGCGCGAAAGCCAAAAGGTGCGCTAGTCGAAGACATAAAGCGTGCTCCTATTGGATGGTTGAATGGACTTCAGATCAGGTCAGCTCAAAGCGAGCGTTCCGTTTTTGACCAATTTCCATATTGCCGTCACCTGCATCCATACGTGACCCAGAGGCGCGCGCTTGTTGCTCCATGAAATCAGCCGTGTCAGTCAGCTTTTCCTCTTCGCGCAAAGGCGCGTCGTGGTGTGCTTCTTGCATGTACTTTTCGTACAGGCTAATCGGTAGCTTAAAAGCGAGCATTTCGTTGACACCAATAAAGCCTTGCCAGTCGCCGGTCTTCACCGTGACGTAGTCCCAGCCAGGCACATCGCTTGGCTTCAAAGGCTCGTAACCCAGACGCATGCGCATGTGGATAGAGTCACGAGGGTTCGTTGTGGTCAGCCAGCACGTGTGCCAGCCGTCGAGTTTCGGCAAGTCCGGAAGTGAGGACTGGTGAAACTGCTGTCGGAACATTTCAACCCGCTCATCATCGGACAGAGCTCGTGATTCACTTGCGGCACGATCTACCATCGCGCGGCTCTCACGGTTGTCACCAGCAGATTTCTTTAAGCGTTCGTCAGACATTTCTCGCTCCTTTCAGCGATTGGGAAAATTATAGGTCGGTTTTCAAAAAACACAACGCGTTTTTATGCGCGATTGTTTTTATCGTATTCAGAGTAGCGTTTCACGTACTTGTTGCGAAGCACGGGGTCGTCCCAAACTCCAGCGTCAATCAACGCCTGCTTGCGCTCGGGGCTGATGTAAACCTCTGTTCGTGTAGACGTCGGAGCGTGCTCACGGCCTGAGCCAATGGCAGGGCCGCCGCGTTGCTGGCGCTGCTGACGTGGCTCTTCACGAGACTCGCGCTCGTCGCCA